TGCTTTCTAAAATAATAGAAAGATTACGACCGTGTCCGTTTTCATCCCAGGAGATTTCGTCTAGGGCACAAGCAAGCTCACAAGCATTACCGTAATCGCTTTCTTTAGCGACTAGCTTGTTAGATGCATTATCAATTATCAAGTAGATTTTATCCATAACTTATCTCCTTATTACTATATTAATATAACGTGATTCGTAAGTTGTGTCAAGTTTTTGAAGTGAATTTTTTATTTTCTATCCATAAGTCAAAGTCATTTCCTAATAGCATGAATTCTGCTGCTAGTGACTCTTCAAATATGACTAGTTTGCCACGACTCAGATAGTATGGGGAAACCATATATCTATCTAAGTTCATTATTTGATTGCCTGTTTCTTGCTTAAGTTCAGTTGCGAGTTTGATTTCATATTCGCTGAAATGCTTTACTAATACATCTTTTCCGAAACGTGTTAGTCTGAAGTTTTTATTATTTTGTGATGAACTAATAAAGATATCGTTTATTTTAAACTCTTTCCTGCCAGCTTTCCTGCCTTTAGTATTATCATTCAAATACTTTATTAATTCAGTCTTGGTCATTTCAAATCTAGTTTGTCGCCTTTTGTTAATATATAAACTTCAAAGTCATCACACTTGAATAAGTCATTTAGTCTTTCTGCTAAGTTAATAGCGTGTCCGGGATTGGAAAAAGAACACTTCTTATACTTAGGTCCCGGGAAGTTTACAAGGCTGTTTAGGGAGCGCAAGTTAATAGCCTCACCTTTGTAGAATACAGCATACACTGCTTCCGCCTTCAGAACTTGTTCACTTCTATATGTTTTAGAATCTGTATATTCTAAAATTATGGTTGGTTTAGGTCTTGCCATTCTCAACCTCCTTATTAACTCTGTATATATTTATCATATTTGTACATAAAAAGTGTCACTGCAAAGAAAAAGGACGCTTTTGCGCCCTTTATTTTTGTTAAATTATCTAATAATTTTTTAATGTGAACTGAATCCATTAGGTATAGTCCCCGTTATAGAACTACCTACAAATGTTACAACTTCGACATACCCATTATCATTATTGTCTGAACTTACAAAAAATCTAATATTACCAGAACCAGGAAGAGACATGCCTGATCCACCTGCTCCTGGATCACTTGGATACCAAGATCCGGTAGAGTGTTTCATCCAGACTTCACTAGTTGAAGTATCGTATGCGATTTGAGTAACTCCTCCTCCACCAAGAGAGTTTGTAAGCATTGAAATATTACCGGATGAAGCAGAATATATATATCCACCCTTTTGATAAATGTAATTTCCAGTACCATACTCTAAATGCCAACCATAACCGCCAGCGAAATCACCATACCCATTTTCTCTTACGATTCCCCATTTAATTTGCATGTCGGCAGAGATACCCTGTACTTCAAAATATTTTTTACCTTCTGATAGTGGTGCATTATTAACAGCAGCAAAGTTATAGTTATCAAAGTATGCGTAAAGGCTGTTATTACCAGTACTTATACCGTTTGGACCTGTGCCTGCTACTGCACCTTCACCAGTCTTTTCAACTGCAAAGACAATATCATTACCTGGAGGGGTATTAGCCGCTGCAATATGCGATAAGTCATCGCTCAAATCACCAACATCAATTGGCAAATCAGATACTTTAGCAAGTGGAATACCGCCTGGTGTTTGGCCGTCATGTAAGACAACACGGTTACTAGTAATGTCAATTGTAATTTCTGCTAACTCACCAGTAAATGCTGAGTGGTCTGTAGCTGTACCTCTACGAAATTGAATTGAATATGATGGCATGATCGTCTCCCAAATACAAACTGTTATATGTATTTATCTAAAATGCCATCATTAATATTATGCTTCTTGTGCTTCTGCTTCGTCTAATACTTTATTGAATTCACGCAGACGTTTAATAACTGATTGGAAGTCAACAATTGTTGTCCATCTATCAATGAAGTATGTCAGCGCACCCTCAACTCTACCGAATGCGTTAAGCACCTGAATAAGAACACCAAACGTAATTAACTGAGCAAAGTAACTTGGTGCTAGAACAATAATAGCAACGTTACCAGCAATCAGTGAGAAGCCTGTTTGCCATACACCAAAGCCCATATAGTAGTTGAACAGACGATAGTAGTTACGCTTAACTGATGCAAACATTGGGAACAAGTCTTCGGTCATGCGCTCTTTAAAATCATCTTCACTGTGTACTAGTTTCTTACGAAACTTCGCTTCTACAACTTGGTTTTTGTATTCCAGGCCTGGTAGTTTAATACCTAGTAAGAATGATAGCAGAGTGCCACCGATACTTAATGTTAGTGCTGCCCATACTAGAAAACCTGGAATAATCTGTCCGTTCCAGATAGGTAGACCTTCACTCAATTGCCATAGTACTGGAATAAACGCAGCAAGAATGAATATCTTGTTTACAAAACCCGTAAATAATGATTGTAGTGTCTTACCGAAAATCATTAAGTCTTCTTGAATACGCTGTGAACCACCTTCAATCTTCGCTGTTGATTTCTCCCAACGTTCCAAATAGTAGTGTGTATTAGCTTCACGCCAAGCAAATGTATAACGCTGTGTTTGCCAAGTAGCATATGTTGCCATTGGTACATATATAATTAATATTTCTAAGAAACTAGGTACTGTTGTTTTTTCATCCATACCGAATGTTATAAAATCCCATAAACGTGCAATATTGAATCCCCAAAATAGATCCCAAAATCTTTCTTCTTGTAGAGTTTGAATAGCATCATAGAACTCACGGTTCCATGCGTTATAATAAACTAGTATTTGAACATTATACCAACCTATAAAAAGTAGCCAAGCTAACATTAGCCAAGCGTATAGGACATACTTGGGTGTCCAAAAGAAACTCTTTAGCATTTTTTAATCCTCCGCTAATTATAATCCACCCACTGGGTTTGCTGTAGTCAATCCCCAAAAATTATTATAATTAGTGGCTAATTCGATAAGTCCTGGTTTAGAGTTGAAATCTCTAGGATGTAGCCAATACATAGTTTGATTGGGAATTTGTATGAACAGTTTTCTTACTTGTGGGTCTTTTACCCCTAAACTTTCCAATAGTCCAAGTAAATTTGATGCTGTTCTATATGCACCTGACTCTGCTTGTCTAGGGTGCATTCTACTGATAAACTCTTCTGGAGTGCCGGGCCCGTGAATACCAAACCAAACATTACCAATGAGATATCTTTTGTCTCCTCCCAAAAACATTAGACCACATGCTGAAGCACAAACTGTCTTATCTTTCATGTAGTCTATCTCCAGTTCTTCACCCACTTTACCGGGTGTATAAACAACTTTACCTTCTGAATTTAAAATAGGTGTATCACGTACAACAGTAACAACATTACGTAGTTTGATATGTGCTGCTAGACATGATCCTTCTGCTAGATTACCTCCTGGGCTTTCTAGTATAAGGGTGAAGTTTTCAGGCATTTGTGGTGATATTTTATCACAATCGCCATCTCCAACTTGACCTGTTAATGTGTATAGAAAATCGTCAATCTTTTCGAACTTTAAATGATCTAATGGGTTCTCTTCTTTTTCTTTCTTTTCTGTGTTCAATCGTTTGTATTCTACAATAAACTTATCATAGTATATGTTTATTTGATTTGCTGATAAGGCACCAACTAGAATTACCAATATTAAATATATTGGATTTTTTATAACTGAACGTACAAGTCTATATATCCATAAACCTCTAATCGCTTCGGCAAGAAAATTAGCCGCTTTTTTTATAAAGTTCATTAAAATGTTCCTTGTTAATCAACAAAATGTTGATTTAGTATTTATACTTTTTATTACTTTATTTCAGGAACATCTTGTTTTTGTTGTTGCTTTTCTTGTTGTCGTTGCATTTGTAATAAGAATTCTTCACGTGTTACACATTGTGCTGTTTTGTACATTTTGTACTCTAAACTTAATGGGTAACCCTCTTGTGGTAGAATATTGTATTGAACTTCTTCACGGCATTCTTCCATTGATTTGTGTGGGATAAACTGCCACACTGGTTGTCCAAGTGGTACTTGAAATACAGACACTACAAAATGTCCAACAACCATTACTGCTGCGTAGTCTAACATTAGAATTTTCCTCCATCATATGTTATATCATCAGGCTCTTTATTAGCCTCTTTCAACTCAAGTAATAGCATTGTTAGTTCGGTCTGTAATTTAACAGCGTCTTCTATGTTCATACGTAGTTGTGCTTCTTTTTTAACTGAAGCACGATTTACTTGTGTTAAGAAATTTTTTATACTTGCGTAGCTCATTTCGATATCCTAGATATTTCTGCTTCTAAGTGCGTTTTTGTTTTAAACGGACCTATATACTCATAGTTATCAAGTGTTTCACGCTTTACACAATAGGCATTCTTCCATCCAGCACCAGGAAAAGCAAGACCGTAATAGCCAGCAGCATAAACAACTTTTGATTTTTCTGTTTTTGTGTATACTGGTATACCTTTTTCATCTGTGGATTTATTATATGAACGGTGTTTGCTAGGGTATCCTTCAACTTCATCTATATCTTTCCCGTAATCTACACTTTCTATTTTCTTTACTTTTTTAGATTCTAGTATCTTACTTCCATACTTTGAAGTAAGAGCATCCTGGGTAACTGTCTCTATGCCAGCATCCTTAGTGATAACTTCAAAGTCAGAAGACCTGGTCTTACGTATAATACCAAGTTTTATCCCTGAATCTTCAAGTATCCAAAATTTATCTTTTACTATTTCGATTGTGTACATTTTTCTATAATATATCTAGTATCTTCCCATGAGTCTACTTGATATACTTTTCCATTACCGTATGCGAATGAATTACCGCCCGGAGAACGTGCTTTAACTGCTTTTGCGATATCATAATCGTTTCCGCCCTCCATTGTTTTATCTCCCACAAAGAGTATCTTTGTATCTTCAGAGAAATCATTTAAGATTTGTTGTTTGCCCTTTCCTATAGGCATGATATCAAGACCAGTTTCTCCTGCTACTTGGGCGACTACATTATATTCTTCTGAAAATTCAGTATTGAATTCTCTTGCTATAGTCTCTCTGTCTTTGTTTTGAATATCATATTCTACATATGCTTTGCGCTGGTGTGGTTTTGCTTTGCGCCCTACGATAGAAAAGTTTAGTAGTCCTGGACGTTCATCAAAATGCCATCCTGTCTTAGGCATAAAGCGATTGTACATCAGAACACTTTCTAAGTATTTCCATGGACGTTCAGGAAGTTTCCAGTCATTATTATATATGTTAACGCCCTTTTCCCATACAGAATTACCTGAACAGTTGTATGAACGTGCTACAGCATTAAATACATCATCTCCAACTTGTTCAATAGTTTTAGGAGCATCACTGCCAGTTGCCAGATACACTTCGTTTTTACTACAGAATTCTAAAAACACCTTTTTAAATTCTGAATCCATTTGTCCACGACTAGGAGTTAATGTACCGTCAACATCAAATATATATACTTCTTCACTCAATAACTATATCCTTTGTTTTTTGAAATAGATACCAATCATATGTTTCTTTTGCTTTTTTGTCTTCGGGTAGATTTAACTCTAAATCTATTTCTGCACCTTCACCGTATTCAAACCCACATCTTTTAAATAGACTCAAATACATTTCTCTACCCATAATAGAGTAATGATTTGGCCAGTGTTCTAAATTTCTATCTGTACCTGGCTTTGGCATTTCAATATAAATTATTCCACCAATTTTCATCATTTTATTTAATTGGTATATAGTAAAAAATGGGAAAGGTGAATGCTCTAAAACATGTCGCATCCAAACAGCATCCCATTTGTTTTCCCAACCAGTAAAGTTGAAATCTAAGTTATTTACCTTAAATCCACGTTCTTCTACTATCTTAGTGTCTTGTGGATCTAATGTAAGTCCTTCTACGTTTTCATACCCTAACTCTCGCATTTTAGTTAGTGCATATCCCGCACCGCATCCTAAATCAAGTATACTAGCATCTTTTGGTAAGAGTTTAAGAAATCCCGGTAACATTTTATCTACAACATCTGTAGTTAAAAAGCTATCAGGTTCGTGATATACTTCTCTGATTAAATGATTATAAAACTCTTTAAAATCATGCCATTTATCCATGTGGATAACCTTTGTTTAGAATAGCAGCCATTTCATCAGGTGCTTTTGCTAAGTTCTGTAGATCCCAATACCCACACCATTTAAGGAAGTTAATGCCTACACCTTGAATATTCTTCGGCTTACTTGCTTCTGCAATAGTTTCGATGAATGATACTTTTAGTTCTTCGGGCTGCGCTGTTAAGTCAATAAGAGTGCGATTGCGCTCATAGTCTTCTCTTACAACATGTTCTTCGCCGTTATGATCAGTCCAACGCTGTAGCATAAAATTATTCCAATTAAAACCACCTGTAGTTCTATCTTCATACGCTTCAATCATACCTACTTTATTTTTAGTGCCTTTCTTACGACATCCAGGGTATGCGGAAAAGATGTTATCTGATGTGTCACCACGAATACACTTTTCAAACAATAACCACTGTGGATCAGGAGCAGGAAGAACTTCTTTAGTCTTCTTATCTTTGATGGGCGTCATATGCTTATCGTCTTTAAAGAAACCATCTTTGTTGATGATACGGTTTTGTACACCATCATAGATAGTCACGTTCTCTGAGATAAGTTGTTGATAATCACTATCGCTTGATACAATGATGTGATTATCGTCGGGGTGTGAAGCAATGAATAGAGCAATCATATCATCTGCTTCTGCATTAGGATTACGCAACATAGTTACATTAGTCTTCTCTGACAAGAACTCAACCATGTTGTCATACGCATCAAACATGATAGCGTCTTCTTCTTGCTCACGTACAGATTTTGCCTGCTGTGCTAGTTTACGTTGTGCTTTGTATGGAGTGTAATAGTCTTTACGCCATGAACGGCCTTCTAAACAAAACACTGCGTGGTCTGCGTTAAACTTCTGATAACACATTTTAACGCTAGACATCATAATATGAAATGCTAGTCCGATTTTCATATCGATATCTGCGCCGCGCATACCAACGTGTTTCGCACGATGATACATGTTGAAACTATCAACAAGAATGAATGTAGCCATAATAGTCCTCTATATTAGTTGATTCTATGCTACTCTATTTGTAAGTAAAAGTCAAGAATATTCTGCGGTATCTTCATCAGTCTTTAGACGTTGAATGATAAGACCTTCTTTGCTACTAGAGTCTACGCTTCGTGTTACTCCATCGCTATCCTCTAGACCCTCCATTACAATATTCTGACATAAATCATTGAACCACGAGTCTACAATCTGATCTGGTTCAACACCTTCATATCCGCTATTTGCTAGATATTCAACAAACTCTTCATTAAAGTCTAATTCGAAGTATCCACTTCCTGGAGAATTCTCATCCATTTCTAAATTAAGAACACGTACATAGGGCTCTTTATTTACAGTAGCAACACTTTTGTTGTATTCGTTTTCTGTAATTTCATTATACTTTTTTTCTATCTCTAATAGTTTTAGTTTTCTTTGCGTTTCATCTTTGATGTTTTCCGCTCTAAACTTTTCTCTACTTCGTTTATCACCAAATATATTTTTGAATAAGTTCATTACCAACCAATCCCTTCCCAAGGAACATCCTTGTTACCAAAATGACCATAAACACAGTTCTTACTATATTCATGGAAGTTATACATATCAAAGCGACGGATAATACCCAATGGTGTCAAGTCAATATTATTCTCAATAAACTTTTGAATTGAACGATTGTGTCCATTACTATCTACATAGATTGATGTCGGCTCTTTAACACCAATAGCATATGATAACTGAATCTGGCACCAATCTGCCATATCATCTGCTACTACATTCTTTGCTAACCATCGTGCCATGTACGCTGCTGATCTATCGACTTTGGTGGGGTCTTTTCCAGAAAAAGCCCCACCACCATGGGGAGCATAGCCACCATAAGTATCAACGATAATTTTCCTTCCGGTGACACCAGCGTCTCCATCGGGCCCACCAATAACAAAGTTACCAGTAGGGTTAAGATGCCATATAGTTTCATCATCAATTAAATCTCCTAAGACATCACGTGCGGCTTCACGTGATAGAGCCTGTGCTTGACTCATATTTCCTTCGGTGTGTTGTGTTGATACAACTACTTGGTCAATACGTTTTACTTGACCACCTTCATATTCAACACTAACCTGTGACTTAGCATCAGGTCCTAGAACATCACCACGCATTGTTTTTAGTTTGTGTAAGATATTATGTGCGTAATAGATTGGTGCTGGCATATATGCGTCATTGTCGTTACATGCGTATCCAAACATAATACCCTGATCTCCAGCACCAAAATCGTCTGTGCCTAGTGCGATATCAGCACTTTGTGCGTGAACTTCATTGTAAATCTTTAGATTTTCCCAATGAAATCCATCTTGTTCATAACCAATCTCACGAACTTTGTTGCGCACGATTTCTTCAACTTCTTCCTTAGATACGTTAAAGTTTTTTACTTCGCCCGCCAATGTTATATGATTGGTAGTTACAAGTGTTTCGATAGCGACACGTGTAGTTTCGTCACCATTCTTCAACCCAGCATCAACTAGGGCATCAGAGATTTGGTCTGCAACCTTATCTGGGTGTCCATCGCTAACACTTTCGCTCGTAAAAATATAGTTGTTCATAAATGTTTCCTTAGTTTTTCGTATTGTTCTTCTGTGTGAATACCACGCAGATACTTTTCGTTCTTTTTAAGTTCCCCAGGCATTTCCGAATAGGCTGATGTGGAGTCTAGGTGTGAAGCGCCACCCTTGTTCCATACAGAGCTTCGCCACCTCTTGTACTGTGAGGTCGTAACCTTCCGACCTACCACCGAGCGGCATAAGATATACAGGACACTCCACACCTGCAGAACGATATTCACTAACAGCTCTACCAACTTCATCGACATCATCCATATCAGCAACAACAAATTTAAGATAGACAGAAGCATTGCTGCAACGGTAATAATCAAGCAAGACGTTAGGTTTGATAGCTGTTTCCCAAGTTTCTCCGCTGACGGAAAGTTTTGGAGAGCAGCTAAATGTCCATTCAATTCTGTCATTGTTGTTGATATATTCGAGTAGATCATCATGTAATACTTGTGTAGTGTTTGTTTCAAATGTAACATTCTTTAAGTCCGCCATTTTTGGATGTTCAAATAATTCTACATACAGACGTTGCCAAGCAAGCAACGGTTCGCCGCCTGTAAGAATAAGATGTATGTCTTGTCCATTGTCTTGTGTCCACTTACCTTCTGGTAATAAACTGATAAGATGTTCTACAACTTCATCTACGGTTGCCAGTTTGTTAAAGTGCTTGAACTCTGGATAGATACTTGCGTATGTATCACAACCTGTATGAATAATAGGCAAGTCTTCAAACTTTTCCGCTGTTTCGTGTACTCGGTTATTTATTAAGTCTTTTACTTCTGGATTATAACGATTACCTTCTGCGTGTTGTTCCCAGCGATCTTTGTCCTTAGGTAGCCCAAAGTTCATACAACGAAAGTTACAACCAAAAGTACGCAGGAATACACTAGGTACTCCTACATACTTGCCTTCACCTTGTACACTATAAAATGCTTCTGAATATCTCAACTTCATCTTGGTGCAAACTCTTGTTGTAACTTAATATTGTCCATAAATTCTTTCTTTACATGGTCGTTTTCAAAGAATGAACCTTTTAGAACCGTAGTTTGTGTTAGTGAACTGTGCGCACGAATACCACGGTTCTCACAGCAACCATGTGTTGCTTGAATGTAAACACCCACATCTTCTGAGCCTGTTGCTTTGCGAATTTCACGATTGATATCCATAGCAAGTTCTTCTTGTAGTGTTCCACGCATTGCGCACCATTGAGCGATACGTGTATATTTGGATAATCCGATTAATTTATCAGCAGCAATGATACCGATGTATGCCACACCTGAAACAGGTTGATGATGATGCGAACACATTGATTTTAGCTCACTGCGTACAACTAACATACCATCATACTTTTCATTTGTGATATTATCTGGTTCATTTGGAAACGCTGTACAACTAGGAGCCGGATCATAACGTCCGCTCATAATTTCATTTACATACATTTTTGCTAAACGTCTTGCTGTATCCATTGAGTTAGGATCAGTGTGTCTATCGATCAATAGAGCATCTAAAACACCTTCGAATGCTACTGTTGCTTCTTTGATAATAATATCTTTATCTCCGTCCATCAGGACTTCTGAAATGTTGTCACCTGCCCAGTGACGAATACCAGCTATTTCTAACTGTTCTTTAATTGAGGAAGTATTTCTCATGCACTTAGTTCCTTTTTAAATGTGGTAATCCCACTTATAATACATAATACTATAAGTGGGATCTGTTGTCAAGTCAAATTAATCATTTTCAATTGTTAATTTGTTTTCTAAATAGTCAACCATGTTTTCTGGTGTCGTATTGATATATGGATCATCATCATCACCGTCATTATTGATACCTGGTTCTTGCCACCATTTTTCAATAACTCCATTATTGATAACGCACATATAACGCCATGAACGCATGCCAAAACCTAAATGGTTTTTACCAATAAGCATACCCATATAACGTGTAAAGTTACCAGATCCATCTGGAATTACTTTTACATTTTTAATGTCTTGCTGCTTTGCCCAAGCATTCATAACAAACGCATCATTGACTGAAATACAATATACTTCGTCAACATCTGCCAGCTTGATACGGTTATAGTTCTCTTCAAATCCAGGAAGTTGATATGTTGAGCATGTTGGTGTAAAAGCACCGGGCAAGCTAAACAATACTACACGACGATTTTGAAATAAACTGTCACTTGTGACCTGTTCCCAACGAAATGGGTTTGGTCCTTCTATTGACTCGTCCCGTATACGAGTCTGAAATACCACACAAGGTGGTTTAAATCCTTCAATCATAATAATAATCCTTATTGTGTGTGTCTGTTGGCTACAAATCTATTGCAGAGAAAAAGATGTAAAGTATACGTCTTCTACTCCGCCAAATCTTTCGAGTTTTTCTAGCTTCTTATTTATTGCTTTCATCATTTCTAAAGATAGTCGCTCTCTTCCAGCTTTACCTTGTAGTTCATCTATGGTGAAATCGTTGGCTACAGATAGAACAACTGAACGTAGCGCAAGTTCATGTCGTTCCACATTTTCTATTACCCATTCTTCGTATTGAGTAGAAACTCCTAATTCAAACTGTATAAAGTTTTTTGACCCTTTTAGGTTAGTTAAAAAAGGTTGTTCAAAAGTATAATATGTTGTTTTGTATATAGAAACATCTTCTGGTACTTTCTTAAATACTTGTTCACCACTAGCAGCCTGCAATTCATCTTCGCTTGGTTCTACCCACTGACCTGTTGATTTCAGTTTACGCTCTATTAAAGCATCAACTTGCTCTTCAACTGTAAGTTCAGGTACATACATCCATTTAGCAAGATAAAACCCTGCTAGTACTAGTACTATAGCTGTGATAAGTATTATAAGTTTTTTAAGCATATTCTTTTAATTTCTTTACTAACTCATTCCCATAATAAAACTTTTTAACTTTTTCATTCTCTTGTGACATAGCAAATTGCATGTCTTCATTCTTACTCATTTGCATACGAACATATGCTTTGATATTTTCAATATTCTTCTTAGTTGATTCTAAACTAGTAGTCCATTCACTTGGATATTTAAACATATCACTCCACATTTCAGAGTACGATAGTCTATCAGGTACCATAGGAATAGCACCAACTACAAGACCTTCGTATACAGATATACCAAGTGTTTCTTGTAAGTTGGCACTAAACACTAGTTTTGCTTTACCAAGCAATTTGTGATAATCTTCTTTGGAGAGATTTTCTTCCTGACATTTTATCCATTTGTATTCTGGCATTTGTTCAGCTAGATAGTCAAAAACTTCCGGCTGCTTTTCAGGTGCTATACGATGTGGAAATAGAATTATGTTTTCTTTTTCCATATTTTTATAATCACTTAAATCACTTTCAATGTATTCCATGGGCCATCCTACTTGTCTTATAGAGTGAAGTAGTTGCCTGTCAATATCACGGTCATCATCCCAAAATGTATTTGTAAACAAATCAATATGAAATCGAGTAGCAAAAAAGTTATCATCATAACAATCATACATACTCATTTCCGCTTTACGAACCCATGAGGCATCTCCAATTAAACGTCCTAGAAAGTCTTGTGGATCGTAGCTACCAGCATGCCACATGCCACCGATGCGGAGTTTTATCCCAAGTAATTCTGCCATGTATTTCAACTGGATAACAGTGGGATTCCACGCATCAGTATAGAGAAAGTAATCACCATCTTTGATTTTACCTTCACAGAACAGCTTCGCAATCTGTTCTAACTGTGCGCTCTTATAGATATTTGTACCACCAAAGTTTAAGAAAGCACCAGGTGTAGTGGCAGCCGGGATATCAGTTGGACCTTCAATCACAGTTACATCAATACCATTGCTTCTAAACAATGTGGGAAGATGTGTTTTCCATTGTTTGGTATAGCGGGATTCAACACTCTCCAAGTCTATAAGATATAGCATAGTACTTCCTATCGTTTAGATTACTCACTTAAAATTGAGAACACTTTATATCCTTGTGAACTCAACTTATCTGATCCACCTAAAAAGGTAAGATCCATAATACTGAGAATACCAATAGTCTCAGCATTAAATCTGTTTATCAATGATGTAGCTGCTTCTAGTGTTCCACCAGTTGCAATTACATCATCGATAACAAGAACACGGTCGCCTTCTAACACTGAATCTGATTGTAGGTGTAGCTCGTCCATACCGTATTCTAACTCATATTCGGTAAAAATAGTCTCTCCCGGAAGTTTACCTTTTTTACGTGCCATAGCAAAAGGTTTACCTGTCATAGCACTTACCGCACCTGCCATTGGGAAGCCACGTGCGTCTAGTCCAACAATTCTATCAAACTCTAACTGTTGTACTGTAATAATATCTTTAAATACATTTACAACTAATTTTAAGCCTTCTGGGTGTTGAAATATACTTGCCATGTCCTGATACTGAACACCAGGACGAGGATGGTTTGGTACGACACGTACCATATTTTGTATTGCTGATGATGAAATATGATTAATCACTGACATATTCAATAAATGCTCCGTTTTCTCCATCTTCCGAGATTTCAATCTTAACATCACGTCCTGGATACTTCGCTGAAATCTGGTCAAACAAATCATCAGACATCATTTCACATGATTTATAATCAAGTTGAATAACATCATCTTTATATAGATTTTCTAACCAACGCTGAAACTGAATGAATTCAATATCACGGTCATTGTGTACAACACTGATTGCTACACGAAAATGAAACTTGTGACGATGTGGGTATCCTAGAAAAGACACATCATATTCGTCACCTGTCGCTAGGGCAGGATCTTCTAGTGCTGCTGGATATTTGTGAATGCCTTCTTTCTGAAATGTCACCCAAATCCAACGTTTTGCGTTTTGTTTTTGTTTTAAAATATCATCTGCCATGTTTGCTTTTCTACTTTCATTTAACATATAAGTGTAATAACTACCCATTAACTCCTAACTCCCTCTCTAAAGCGTAGATTTCAGTTTTCATTCTTAGTTTTTCAGATTTCATCTGAGACACATCTAACTTTAGATTATAGTCTTTTTTTATTCGAGTGTCAAGTTCTCTGTGCTTTTTTCTTAAAGTTTCTAATCTAGTTAACTTTTTTTCGGGTGTCATTATTACTCCTATCCAAATAAATCGGCTACTGCCAACGGCTCCTCATATTCTTTTTTCTTTTTACCCTTTACCGCTTCTACAAACTCTTCAGTTTTCACAGAAGCATCTTCGAACTCCATGAAGTCGGGGGTTGTTGAAATATTTTGAACACGTGAGCCTTCACATTTACGCAAGAATGCTTTGTAATCAGTAAGCATTTGCATCGGGTTATCAGAGACAAATAGTTCTTCTACAAACTTAGCAAAGTATAGCACCTTATCTGGTACAACTTCTGACAAAACATTTGTTTTGCCTAAGTTCATACTGCGAATATCAATTTTGTCTCGTACCATTTCATACTCATGGTCAAATCTGCGAATAGCATCTTGCATACCACGAATATGATATTCGGCATTATGTGCTTGAATTAAAATGTACGATAGACTATCCCAACTTGATTTTGCTTCCTTATTGTTGCGATTTAGATCCCCAGGTCGCATGTAATTCACATCACGCATGGTCAAGCGTGATCCAATCTCACCCTCAAACATCCAAGGTTGATTGTCATTACTCAAATCTTGTCGCCACTTCAACTGTTTATTTTTGTAACTCCAAGCATTCGCATTCAAGTCGGGATAGTCGTACGCCAATCCTTTTGATGCGGTTATATAGGGAGAGGCAGCATCAAAAGAGATTGTGATATTTGGATTAACATGTTCTCTTAGTTGTCGTTGGATTGCTGTTAACATAGCACCCCAAGGGAGAACGCTGATACCAAGAGTGTGAATCCAAACATCAGATTGATCTTCTTGTCCAAGAAGACCATCATCACGTAAACGAATTAGTCTACGTAATAATAATTCCGCATCACCAGCATGGTCGCCCGCCATAGCGTAACCTTCAAATGCTCTATCACCAAACACTTTCTTATCATTAAAATGTTTAACACGCTCATACCACTTCTCACTAGTATCCCAGTTAGAACCATGTAGAGTGTTTAAGAACTTTGTTTTGCCCGGTGTGCGGTTATTAATGAAATATTCATGGTTAAAGATAGTTTTTTCAACGCATTCTTCCCAATTTTGAATACCGTTTTTATCACGGTATTGAGGCAAACACGCCCAACCTGGAATATCAAGTGTCATAGAATAGTCACAATATTCTTCTAACCATACCATAATACCGTGTCTTGCTTCATGCCAACTACCTTCACTATCATAGAATTTGTTCCAGTCTAGTTTCCAAGCACCAGTACCAATCTGATACCCGCCACTATCTCCTACTAGAACTGTTGTTTCACGGTCACGATTGACAACCATACCATCATCAATCTTTGATCCTTCTAAATCTAAGTTAGCATGTCCAGCAGAATAAAGACCATGTGAATAATATACATAGCCTTTATCCTTATCAAAGATATTCAAACCATCTAATTTATGTTCAAATCCATCAGGTATACGTTCAGGTGGGAACATATCAGTAGCATCTGCGTAATGCTGAGAAATTTTACGAACATAAAAGTTTGATATCGCAGGTAGAAAGATAGCGTATCCTGCGTTTAGGTTATCTTTACCCAAATCTTTCATTAATTAATTTCCTGATTTAGCTGGTAGAATGTATTCATACATACCGATGCCTGAATCTACTTGAATCATCATAGCACCTTGATCTGAGATTTTGATGCTCATTGTTGATGTGTCACCTAGTTTCAGAATAGTTAGAACTGTTGATAGTGGGAATGACCAACCTGACTTTAGTTCACCATTTACATTACGTGCGAATGTCAAGTCTGCTTTATCTGTTGACGCATCGCCAATTGTGAACTGTAGATCCCCATCTACTGTACGAACTGTGAATAGAGGATCGTATGCTGATAGAATAGCTGCTGTCTGTTGCAAGTCTTTGACCGCTTGCTGTGTCGGCATGATTTCTACATCCCACTTCGCCCCTTTGAAGTTTGCTGTTTTAATCTGAGCATCAACTAGTTCTGACACGATTACACGATAGTTAGCATTCATAATGCCTGGAATAGTGAAGTTGAATTCTGTTGGAACTTCTTCACCATTACGTTCTTGACGACCAATCTCAACATGTGTTGTTACTGCTTCACCTTCATTGTTACGGCTTTCATATCCTAGATAACCAGATAGAACACCGAGACGACCTAGACCGAACTTACCTGCAAAGTCAGGAACACGATTATGTAGTTTAGCACGAAGAACAACTGTGCGGTCGTCATCCATCGCATCTAGTGTTGTTGCTTCATCATCTGTTGTTACTTTTACTGCTTGAATGATACCAAGCGAATGTGTGTGTTTCACAATATCTTTTAAAATGTCACGCATTGCGTTCTCCTATATTATTACTCTTACTATATCACATATTAAAGTGTTTGTCAAATGTATTATCTCTTTTTTCTATCGTTCTACGATTTTTTTTACTGATTCTAATTCTCCAAGATCCAGTGTTTTTATTGTATTCTCCCCACATCCCTTTATCGTCTGATGTCAATCTTGGCCAGTTACGTGGGTCAGTATCTAGATCCACCTTAGATGTGTTATCTATTTTTCTACAGATTTGTTCAAACTGTTCTTTGTATAGCTCACCGCCATGAGAACCTTCGGCTGCGTTGATATTATAAGAACCACCAGTTAATCCTAATTCATCATAGCGATCCACATAATGCCAATGTTCAGTATGTTTTTTAAACCATTCATATCGCTGATCCTCACTCATATCAGAAAATCTATTATGTGAAATTGTTCCTACTGTAGTTTGTTTTACATTATAGTTTCCGGTTTTTATACCTACGCCCACTTCTGGTAAATCAGGTTCGTCAAACAGGTCTAGTTTCGCATCACATTGGTTAGCAATCACTTCCTCAAGGTGTCTACCGATTTTATCTTCGTTGTTTGTTTCTATTTTAATGGATCCAGTTATAACACCTGAGTAGTCATATAAGTCAAGTTCCTTGTGTTTTGGTTTACGTGCCATTTTATACCTTTCTATGTATAGTGATTCGAATCTATCATAGTTACTAGTGTTTCGTCAAGAGTTGAATTGGTGTTCGCCTACTGTTTTATTCAAATAAATCATCAAATACTGAGGTTTCATTAGGTTTTTCTTTTCTTGGGTTTGCTGTTGATGGATTGTCAACCCAGTATATTGTATTAGGAGGCAAAAATCCATGTATGAACCAAGCGTTGCCGAATGGTGGGGATCCTCCTCCAGTGAAGTCAACACGATTGTTGTACACTAATGCTGACATACCATACTCCATAAACATCTTACCACGGGCAGAGCCTTGAAAACTTGCTACTGGTAAGAATAGAGCAAAAGGTTTACCCAAATCATAGCAATGTCGGATAAACTTATCTTTTAGTGAGTAGGGCGGGTTTGTGATTACTCCATCATACACATCACTTGGTGCGCATTCAAAGAAATCTTTACCGTTACTTGGTTCAATCTTGTAACCGAATTTGGTAAACCCTTCTACAATAAGACCTGACTTACCACTTGTTGCTTCGTAGTAAGTCGCATCTTTGTCTAAGTACTTCAATAAAGGTTCAACACTATCAGGTGGTGTATAGCACTCGTCTGATGCTGCGTTCCTACCTAAGTTTTGTACTAGTTCTAAGTGTGTCTTTTTTGCCATTAGAAATCAAATAAGTTGTCAAATTGCTCACTAGTGCTTGCTGCGCTCAAATCCCACTTTAGAACACCAATCAAGTTGTCAATCTTTTTATCAATGATTGTTGTTTCCATCAAGTCATGGTCGAACGGAAGTTCTTGGAACCATTGTGGGATGCGTGTTTCATCAATCGGATACGCAACACTAGTCATTTTCATTGGGTTGTCTTTTAGTTTGCATACGATAGTTTTCATACCGTCTACAATCTCAAGTGAATATCTGTCGCTGTTCATATCACGCAGAGTATTCCAATTCAAGGCTGCGCTAACATGTCCTGGAAGATGTGGCTTTTTCAACTTGTCTTCTGAACTGCGTAGTTTGAAGTCTGCATTCTGTGCTTTCTTAAACTTCGCAACATCGTTCTTAAACTTTGTCAAGTTGTTTACCCGCTTAGGAGTACCTTTCTCCCAGCCAGGCTTTTCACGGAAGTCTTTCTTAAAGTCTTTGACCATATCAACGACATTATCTTGGTTACCGCCTGTCAGAACTTTAACAAGAACATCCATTAAGAACTTCTGCATATAGTCTGGAGTATCGCTTCGCTTCAAGTCAAGACCCATAGCTTTCACTTTACCGGGTTTACCATCTACATCACGGCGCACACCATCATCATCGTAAATTAACATAGCATAGCGTTTCTTCTTAATAAAGATAGCCATTGTTGCTAAGTTTTCACGACCTGCTGCGATAATCTCACCTTGCTTGCGAGGACAGTTAAAGAAGTCTTTCATAAAGTCTGGAAAACTTGCGTTCACTTGATTAGCGATTTCGTCATACATTGTTAACGCAATCTCTTTGTCCCATTCAATCTCACCGTTATCAATCTCTTTCTGAAATGTCGGATACATTGAATAGTAGATAGAGTCTGTGTCACCATAGATTACTGAGCGACCTTTATAGTCGTAAGTCCCATCGATAATCTCATTAGTCTTGCTTCCCATATGTCGTGTAATACAACGACCAGACAGAGTAGTTGACTGACCGATGCGCTTGTCGTAGAAACGACAACCCTGATTAAGAATCGCACCATATAGGGAGTTCAAGTTAATCTTTTTCACTAGCTGACGTTTATCCCAGAATGCGATTTCTTCTGCGTCACCACCTTCTTGTGCTTTCTTTTTATTTGCTTGTAGAACTTTACGTTCGGCGTACCAACGTTCTAGCAAACTAGGAATGATACCTTGAATATCTTGTTTGAACACAGTTCCGTTCGCACTCATAGCCCAAGGCAGTCCTGAGTTATAAACTAAGTCGTACATTTCAGCACCAGTAAGTTCGTGGTGTTCGCCATTTTCCATATCTAGGTGCATCATATTCGTCTTATCTTTTTCATTCATAAAACGAAATTCTTCTGTAGAGAATGTATCTTCCCATGCTTGCGCTGCACCGAAACCTTTATTAGTACCACCACGTCCTTTTCGAATACGAGACTGTATCATTTCGTCTGTATAATCAGGACGTAGTTGCGCTGTAATAGTTTCAGGACTCATGTTTAACGCACGAATGATAGATGGATAAAGTGAGTTAATATCAATACCCGCTACCCACTTTTGAATGCCAATCTGTGGATTAGCAACAAACGCACCCGCTGCTTTTTGTGCTTCTGCTGCTTCTTCTTCTTCAGCAGTGGGTTCATAATCATCATCCTCGACATCCCAACTACGTTTTTTACGATCAGGAACAACCATACCACGTCTGTGCGCCTCGTTGATAATTGCTTGTTCAGTAACAGCAACAGCACCCATAGTTGTCTGAATATTCACAGTATTATCGTGCGCAATCTCGTTAGCCAAGTCAATGAAACGTAGTTTCTTGTCTAAGTTATCAAGTAGGGCAACGTCTTGTCTGTTATATTCGACAAACTTATAGAAGTCCTGGTTATATAGTTGGTCAAGTGTGCCTTCATACGCAATCTTGCGCTCACCAAGTTCATACTCACCGATAGCATCAAGTGAATAAGAATGCATTTCATGATATGTATACTTGCGATAAAGTTCTAGGTAGTCGAGGTGAATACGACCAAACAAGTTATAACTGACTTGTTCTTTACCATACTTAATCATGTATTTTTCTTTAGGAAGCAAATCCCACAAACAAAGTTTACGAGTATGCGACTTACTGAGAACACGTGTGATACGTCTAACAGTGTATGGAATATCGAAACCTTCACTGTTCCAACCACTGAGGACATCAGCATCGTCAATCAACGCTAAGAAGTCATTTAACATATCCGCTTCTGAGAGATACAAGAATGTATTCTCAAATTTATCACATAGTCGCTGTGCTTCTTCTAGTCCTTCACCGTCACGCATATGAACAGGTGGAATTACAAACGTTACAAGTTGATCTAGCCATTGTAGATGTGTTGTAATCGCTGTGATTGGCATGAATGGATCTTCGGGCGGAGCAAATCCTTTGTCCGCATCAAAGTCTACCTCGATATCGAAAAACGCTACATTCAGTTTCGGCGAGTCTTTACCAAGATAGTTCTCTGCTAAACAACGAACTTCTGGCTTAATGTCGCTTTCGTAAATCTTTTTGTCGCTATTGATACGCAGTTCTTTATGCATATCTTTAGTTCTTTTTACTTTGATTTGACGAACTTTCTCACCGTGAATAGAAGTATGTTGTCCTCTATCGTCACGCACATAGAATGTACGCCAAGCCGGGAAGTCCTGATATACCCGCTTCCCGTCACGGCGTTCAACAACATTTACGATGTCTTTATTTTTATCGTAGTATGCGTCTACATAACTCATTTACAATGTGCGTCCTACAGTTTCTAATACAGTTTCTACATCATCAAAGTCTTGTTTCGCCTCTTGTAGGCGTGCTTTGTGTGCGATTGAAATTGCTTTATTTAGAACTGAAGGTTTGATGTCAAGTTCTTCTGCGATAGCTTTTACAGTATCCCGCAGACCACCTTTAAGGTCATCCACTTCTTGTAGAACTGAACATCCCTCGTCTACAAGCTGTTTTAGTTTTGCTTTTTCTTCGCTTGAAATATTATCTAATGACATGTTATTCTCCTCATAAGATCATAAAAAAAGGGAACTCAGAATTGAGTCCCCTTTAAGATAACACAGAGGCGTATTAATGTCAATACTTATTTTTAGATTTGTGTGACCCACAGCCCTTTTCATTCAAACGCTGTGCTAGTAATTCTATCTTATCCATATCTGAATCTGATAGTTGATGCATTTGTTTTGGGTTTGATTTTAGTTTGATAGTTTTACCACCAACTTCAATACTGTCACCTGCTTTTTTGCCTGCTTTTGCTGCTGCGTCTAATGCTTTGTAGAACTCGTTATATTCTGAGAACTCAATTCTAGTCGCATCTGTCATCATTTTATTTGCTACCGCTTGTGGCTGATAAGCGTATTTGTCTTTACCTTTTGTCATAGTGTTTTTTATAACACCACCGACACCTTTTGCTGCCCCGCCTATTGCTCCTCTTACAGCACCACCTATCGCTAAACGTGCTGCCATTCCTGCAATCGCTGGAAGAATTTCATCAAGTTTTTCTTCGTTGATTCCTTCTTTCATCATTTTCATAGCAAGACCTGCTGCTTTAACAACACCTTCTTTAGATGACATTAGGTCGTCTAGCTTTGCTTTGTTGTCATCATTTACTGCGTCATAAACTTGTTTAATTGCTGATGCTGTAAACATATCAACTGTCATACCATGTAGTTTACCAGCTTGCTTGTCTGCTACTATTTGATTGATTACATCCATGCTTTCTGAAATTTCATCATCTGGACAATGACATGGGTGTCCACCACAAATAGCACACCATGTGCCTGGCTTTCCACCGTCTTCCATCATATCAGGAACACCATTACCATTTTCATCACGCCACCATGAACCTGTTTCATCATGTGAGTCATGTTCGCAGTCACAATCTGGCTCACAGTTATGCATTTGGCATCCACAATCTTTACAATGGTATTTTGAAGCATCAAGTTTTTCGCTCTCATCAAAGACACCTTCAAACTCATCAAATGCTGGGTGTTCACCGTGACCAAAGAATTTGCCAACCTTTTTACCTGCTTTTTTAATTTTCTTGCCTGCACCCTTGACAACATCCATTGCACCTTCATACATTTCGTCTGCTAGTTCTTTGCCGTGTTTTTTAGCAAATTCTTCTTTCGACATTGTTTCTGAATCATGAATGACTTGATCGCTCATGCGACCTTCTTCAATTGCTAGGTGCGCATCAATTCCTGCTGTTGATTTTAACCCCCACGCTTTAGCTGCTTTCTTAGCTGCTTCATAAGATGTTTTAGCGTGGCATTCGTGCTTACCCTTTTTAGCATGTACACAAACATATGGTCTTTCTTCTGCTTCGTTTACAGATTCTTCTACTTCTGGTTCGTTGTCCATCACCGCAGCATAATCTTCCATGTCACTGTCACTTGGCATTTCGCTATCTGCTGGTGTGTCCATTTCCATATCACCCATTGGGTCTGTCATCATTTCTGGTTCATTAGCAACACTCATATCTGCCATTGGCTCGTTCATCATATCGGCAGGACTATCTAGTTCTAGTGTATGCATTCTCGCTGTTAGTGAGTCTGACATACGAACATAAGCATCATATGCTTTGTTATGTTGGTTACTGAATTCTACTGATAAGTCATGTATCGCATCACGTGCGTTCTTACCAGATGACAACTCTTGTGCTAGTTGTTCTGTTGCTCTATTTAGGTAATCTTCAAATTCGTCATTAGAGATTACAAAAGATTCGATTAGTTGTGACAGTTTCATTTTATTCTACCTTATCTTTTAATCATTTTACTTTTAACAGGTTTATTATATACTAGATTACCTACATCTGATGTATAACCCATCTTATAATTTTTTTTCTTTCTACCATATACTGAACGTTCAGCATCAGACTTTTTTGTACCAGGTGTCATTGGCATAGAAACCGATGCAAAGGATCCGGCAAACGTTTCATTTATGATCTCGTTTATTTTCATAATAGTATTTATCATTTAAGTAAAATATGTGTAGTTTTATCTTAAATGCTTTGTTGGGAATCCGTCTTTATTGACATCATTTCCGTATTTTTTAACTTGCTTGATGATTTCATTTGGTCCTACATCAACAGTTGTATTTACACCTTTTACAACACGACCAACTCCGGCTGCTTCGTTGAATGCTGTAAAGTCAGCAAAGTTTTCAGCAAATCCAGGTTTGCCAATATCATCCAATGAATCGAGCCAACTATCATCGTCATCGTCATAATCAGTATATGTATTCTTTGTAGGTTCGCCTCTGTTGGCTGCTAACATATCTACAAAAGGAACAGCAACAGATTCGATCCAGCGTGATATATCGCCGTATGTGGTTATTTTTGTTTTGAACAAATCTTTTAAAATATCATTAATATGATTTTCTTCTGCTTTGCGTTCATATGACTTACCATACATGCTTTTTAAACGGCCAATCTGGCTTTTTATTTCTGGGCTTGTTAGTTCTAATAAGAAAGTTCTCAGATTTAAAAGATAATATTCATTGGTATCTACAATTATTTCATTATCAAATCCAGCAGGCGGCCATCCTTTTTTATAGGTAGCCACTGCTTTATCTACATCAAAGTCACTTGGTAATGAAATATTTCTACCGCCTTTACTACGTCCCATTCCCAGGTCTTCAATTGTGTCACTATAATACATCTCATTACTTAATGGTATAAAAATATTTTGCATTCCAGAAACTTCCATATCTTCAAGAGAGTTTCTATTAACGTTTGCATACTTTCCTGATGCAATGGCTGCAAATGTTGGATTTTCAATACCAAGTTTTTGCAAGACTTCTTGTTGTTTTTGATTACTTCCTGTTTTTATTTTTCTGCCGGTATCATTGGTTACTTTTTTAAT